TTTTAGAAAATTATTTTATTTTCATATACCAATCAAGGACATCCATACATTCTTCTAATCCTTTAACTACTTTGGCAAAGTAACCTGCTTCATTAAGGTCAGCTACCCATTGTTTTTGATGAGAGGATGCGTAACCAGTCTTATCAGCTTTAATCTCTAAGAAGAGTCCTGCGTACTCGCTATTGACCTTACATATCTGCATATCAGGAAAGCCTTTAACATATCCAGTTTTCTTAGCCATAATAGCCTGAGTCATTGAGGTTCTTATACCACCTAGAGATGCACAGTATCTAACTGATGGGTAGGTGAGTTGTATGTATGTGCAGAATGCTGATTGTACTCTAGCTTCTTTCTTCATTGCCATAGTCTACTCTCTATCTCTTGTGTCCCCTACACCCCTCTTACCCCCTCTACCCCCTGTACCCCTTACCCCTGCCCCTCCCTTCTTGTCAGTATAGGTAGTACCTTTGAGTAGTTGATACATTAATGGTTGTGATACTTCATACTTCCTAGCCATAGCAGATATAGTTATCTTATCACTAGCAGTATTAAACTCTAGTCTTATAGCATCAGCTTCAGCAACAGTAAACTTTCTTCTTGAGTATCCTCCACCTCTTGAATCTTTTCTATCACCTACTTTTATCTTTCTTATCTTTGGCATAATTTAATATTCATCTAAGAATCTATCAGTAGTTTCACCATATTGGTTTTCAACATCAACACTTGTTATAGTGATGTCTACTTTGTTTAGCTTCTTTTTATTTAAGTAACATATTCTATCTATCAGTTCTTGGTCGTTCTTTATCTCCCCTATGTTAGAGGTTAGAGCAAATGTATCTAATATACCAGTGGTAACCTTCCTAGTTACAGCACCTTTATTCTTTATCTCATACGATATAAATACTCTAAATATCGGTTTTTTCATTTTTAATCTTATCTAATTCAAACTCAAGATGATTGATTGCTTTCTGTATGCATTCAACACTTGTAGAATGCTTCCTTTTTGCACGAAGCAAATATGTGGTGGCAGTTCCGACATTATACGATAAATCAAAATCTTCAATTACTTTCCTAGCTTCATAGCCATACACCTTACCAATGTAATAGTTAGGTATCTTATCTTTACTGTAGTCTACTCCTAATCCTAACTCTTCTTTAGTTAGTTTCATCTTTGGGTTTATTGTATCACTCATAGTATATCCATTTCTACCTTTCTCGTAATAAAGTTTATTGTGTTTTTCTGACATTTTGTTTTTGTATTTCGCTGTAAGTTCTATTTCTATCGTGTGCTAGTCCTCCTGTCCTAGTTACTACCTTATCTCTTTTCTCTATCTTATCCATCTCTTCTATCCTCCACAAAATCTTTTCATTTTGTCTATCTCTTATCTTACTCTCTACAATACTCATAAATATCATTATGAAAGCTACAAAAAATACAAATCCTATTATTAAGTTTAAATAAATCATTGTGTTAAAAGTCTTAAAAGTTGATTACTGGTATATATTCTCTCATTTCCTGCATACTCATTGTAGATACAAGTGAAGTTATCTTCTTCCCATATCCATAAAGAATTTACATTGTTCTTTATATGTCCTTTAAGTACCCACTTAATTGTTTTGTATGTTCTTTCTACAGCCATCTTATTATTATTTTATTTTGTATATATTATAACCATTTCCACATCACACTCATCATTAAGACAACTATTATTAGACACTATACCTTCTCCTTCAGCACCATAATCTTCATAGTTATCATCTCCACCCCATATTAATTCTTTTTCACACTTTGGACATTTCATATTATTATTGTTTTAGTTGAGCCAATTACTATTTCTATTCGGTTCATTGTATTGGGGAGGTAACCACACCCCCCCTCTACTACTCAGGTCTGAAAAATTAAAATCTCTTAGGTCTTACCCTATATTTATTATTAATTATTTCCTGAGTATTTATCATTAGTCTTGTTGTGGAGGAAAGTTATCTTGATAAGTATTACCTAAGAACTTACTTGCTGATTTAGACCTATATGATGTTTCTCTTAACCTCTTCCATCCAAACTGCATATAGTATGTTAAGTCAGTATTTATAACTTTAGGCACTCTAAACTTCTCTCTCTTTTCTTCATCTGTTTTTTTCATCTCACAAATATATAAAAATAATTGAATTTTATACTAATTAGTTTCTAAAACTTTTACCCTTGATTACCACCACTTTACACTTCCTTAGCCTATCTAGAGTTCTTTCATCATATCTTTCTTTCAATTCTCCTGCATCTAAATTAGTCGTTATCAGTAAAGTCTTTGAACTATCTTCAGCATATGAAATAGCATCAGCAACTGCATCTATCTTAGTACCATAATCATTCTTAATACTCTCAGTACCTAAATCATCAATGATGATAAAAGAAGCAGAACTTCTCTCTATCTCGCCAAGTTCTTTTGCTGGTGTGCTAGTAAGTAACTTATTTGTTTTTGTTCTAAAGATTGCAGGAATAACAAAGTTAAGAATAGTAGACTTACCTAATCCACAATCACCCATCATCATTAAACCTCTACCTTTAGTATCTGATAGCCAATCTATTATATCATCATAAGAATCAAGATGCTCATACACATCAATCGTTCTATCGTAATGCTTGAATGCCTTAATAAACATTTCTTTAAGTTCTTCTTTAGTTCCTAACTTAAACCTATTGTACATTTTAGGCTGTAGGAAGTTTTCTATCTTAAATGTATCTTCTATTGTTCTCATAATTTTATTGTAAGTAATCCATTATATGTTCGTAAACATAATCTCCATCTTCATTAAGTTCATCTAATTGCTCATCAGTCATTGGCACTCCATCATAGTCTGCACTTGATATATAAGCATCACAGAAGTCAGGATAGTCTTTAGTATCTATTCCATCTATTTCAATATTGTCAATTTTTTTGTAGTCCATAGTTTTTTAGTTTTTAAAAAGAACCATCTCCATAGTCTTTTCCTGCTGTATGTCTATGTGATGTAGTTCTATCATTAGTATTATTGTTTCTACTGCTTTTCTCCCAAGTTCTTACACAAGCCTTCCAACTCTTCATTTTATTTTTACCTACCATCCAATCTTTACTTTCATAAAAATCGCAGAACATTTCTGAATCTACATTATTTTTTCTTTCAGTACAATATTCTTTAACTTGAATTATTGTTGGTATTTTAAAATTACACTTAGTATTAATACTCTTATTATTAATACTAGTATTATTATTCTTTAGCATTTTTGTTAATACCCCTTTGTCATTTTTGCTAAGGGGGGTGAAACAAATTTGTATATACCTATTAGCAATTTCGTTACTACCCTCCTTGTATGTATAACTAACTGATATGTAGCCTCTTTCCTTTAATTCTTTAATCCATCTGGAAATAGTTACTTTATTCTTACCATACAACTCTGAGAAGTATCTATTAGAAGCATAACACTCACCACCCATTGACAGTAGAGATGTTATTTCAGCGTAAAGAAGTTTAGCATTTGGAGTTAAGTCTTTATCATACCTTACACCAGAAGGTATTACAGCGTAGAAGTTTGGTTGTTCTTTCATTGTGTTATAGTTTTTAAAATAAGAGGAGGATATTTCACCTCCCCTCATATTATTTATTTAGAATGGTAAGTCTGAGTTATCATCACTACTAGACTCTTGCTTAGGAGCATTCTTAGTACTCTCCTTTGGCTCAAAATCATTTACATAGGCATAATGTGTCGCACCTTTTTCTGATGGCTCTCTACGCTCTGAAATCACCATTGATACCCAACCATTCTTTGCGTTCTTTTGTAGTTCATCTAACTTGAAGTTAGCAACCATCATTTCTCCATACTTAGTTGGAATGTTTTTAATACTACTTGGTAAGTAAACCTTCTCTTTCTTGTCTGTCATTTTTTTGTTTTTTAATTTTATATAATTTAGTTAATGAATCCGTTATTTTTTTCTGTTTAGCTTCTAATCCTAATATTTCCTCATCTATCTCTACCTCAATTATCTTATTTTCTACTCTTTTAAATAATCCAGATTCTTCAGTGTAATTATTGTAAAAGAACTCAAACTTTCTTGTGTGATGTATTATTGATGAGTGATGTAAGTTAGTTACATCTGCTATCTCCATTAGAGTTAATCCAAACATCTCTCTTAAAATGTATATGTACATTCTCTTAGCAAATATAATGTTCTTCTTTCTACTACCTAGAAACATTCTTTCTTTATCTACTTCATATATATCTGCCAATTCAGACATAATTATATTATTGTAGTAATCGCTAAATTTTAACCTCCTTCTTTTCATTGTGTTTATTGTTTATTTAAGTCGTACACTATTGTATCAACTACATCTTGAACTGTTAAGCCTATAAAGTCTGCTAATCTGTGTGCGTGTATAAATCTAAGGTTGGATGGTATCTTTATAAAATCTCTACTGGTAGCATAGTTTACTCCTATTACCTTACATAGAGTTGAATTAGATATTCCATAAATTCTTAGTAGTGCTTCAAACTCATTCCTAGATTGTCTAATCTTTGCTAATGAATACTTCTTAGTCATTTCTATGCATATGTTTTTCAATCTTATCAACACTAACCTTGAAACTTGTTTTTTCAAAGTGATAGAAGTCTATTAATTGCTTCTTATCTAACAGACTCATAATATCATCTTCTGTAGCAAAATCTAATACACTTTTGTTTTTCCATATGATGTAAGTGAAAGATTCTAAGAAGTGATTAAAAATCTCTATCTCTAAATACTCCATCTTTGTGCATTTTGAGCCATTGCTTTTGTGGGTCTTTTTCATATCTATTGTTGTATAGTTTAGTTATTATTTCTTCTGCTTCTAGTTCTGACAAATCATTTAGTCTGTTTAGAATATCAGCCTTCATTGTTGTTGTAAGTGATGTGAAGTCAATGTTCCCTTCAATGGTCAGCCATTGTGAATATGTTAGTTCACTAGGCTTTCCATCAAAAAGTTCATCTATATCACTATTGCTTAGGCTCATCTACTATTTCATCCTGCCCAAAGACCCCTTGCTCATAGAATCCTGTCAGTTTCAATACTACTCTACTCATTGCTCTTTTCTCTGCCATTGATACTGGGAATTTCTTACCACCACCATTTAAGTTAGCAGGAGATGCCTCACCAAAACTCATCACATTTCTTACTTCATTACCAACTTTCATAGTACCTGCTGCTTTTAAAACACAAGTGCTTTTTTCAATATCCATAGTTATAACCTCATAACCAATAGTAATTCCATTCTTAGCAGAAATCTTATCAATACCTGTTCTAGTGATGATTACAAAACCTCTAGGGTCTTTAAACACATCTTCAGCAGTTAAGCCATTCTCTTTGTAAAGCCTTCTTAAAGCCTCTGTTCTTGTTTCAACAACTATCTCTGGTTGTTTTGTTAGTTTTTCCTGCATTGTTTTTTTTGCCATTTGATTATTTAATTGATTAGTATTCTGATTTTGTTCTTGTTCTTGCATTTCCATATGCATTTCTTTCATCTTTCCCATAACCTTACAATGTATATTCTGATATACTAGACATCCTAGTAGTACCATTAAGATTAGAGTACCTAGTTGGTACATCTACTCTTTTAGATTGTATATTATGACCTTGATTCCTTAATGAATGTATGATTGCTGCTAACCTGTAAGCACCATATTCATTAATAGCTTCTTTTTGTGTTAATCTTCTACCATCTTTTAAGTGTTGTAGAATATCACTTGATTGTGTTTTTGACATTTTAAAATGTTTTAGTTATTAATTGAGGCAAAGATATAAAATTGGAATTACCTACCAATACTTTTTTAACAATTTTTAGAAAAATGTTTACCTACTAGAGATAAAATGTATGTAAATTGTGCTTTAGTTTAGAAGTAATGTACTAAACGAGCCACTTGACCACTGTTTTTTTCGTGCAAGAAACCCTCAACTGCTCGTGGAACTCCCACATATCCTTTTCTTGAATGCCAACTATCAGTTCCTGATGGACTTCTCATATACTCAACAGTTACTCCAATGAAATCTTTAGCATCTAACCACTTATGTTTAACTTTGTGATGTAAATGATGTAGATACCAGTACCTATGAGTTGTTTCTGACCATAATAGAGGTCGTTCTTGTGCCATAGTTAGAGGTAAGTTAGCCATCTTAGCACCATCTCCGTGTTCTAATCCAATTAAATTCTTACCATACTGGTAATACTTTCTATGAGCAACTGATATGTCAAAGGTAACTTCACCATCTAATCTAAACCAACTCTTTAATGCGTGTGCTAAATGAAAGCCACTCTGATAATCGTGATTAGACATTGAATGAACAACATCTACAGGTGCAATCTCTCTTAGTATTTCAACACACTTAACATATAATGCTAGAGCAATTTCAAAATGCTCCCACCACTTACCATCTACATCTTGATTTGTACCTGCTGTAGTTGTATTGTAAACATTATCTATATGCAAAATATCGTTCCCTATGCAAAATAACACCCTATCTACCTCAAAGCCTTTAGATTTATCAATAAGCCCTTGTAGCCCCTCTAAGACCCTCTCACACGCAATCTCTACATTGTAACCATCACCAGTTTCAATATGATTAGCATATTTACCAATATGAATGTCAGCAGGATTAATTACTAACAGATGATTGTTAAGTTTAATCTTTCTTTTTATTGATGGATAGTGAGGTGAGTGATTTTCTATAAAACTACTAACTGTCTTTAGTATATCAGTTTCATTAGCAGTTATATCTTCTTTAGTTACAATACTAAATCTGAACTCTCCACTAGCAGACTGCCAGTGCTTTACAGATACTACATCTTTTTTATCAATGCCTCTCTCTGCAAGATTAATGTCTAGTGCTGTATTACCATTAGTGTTAGTAGTTGATTCTGCTCTATTCTCATAAACCATTTCAACTTCTTCTTCTGACAATCTTAGTCTTTTACCATATTCTTTCATTGCTTAAAGTATTAGTTATTAGATAGCAATGATACGAAAAAAAAAGTGTATATAATACAAAAGTGAGATGTTTTTGAACACCCCACTCTTGAAAACTATAAACAATGAAACAAAGACAGGCACAACCCTGTCTAAATCTTAATGCAAAGATACTTATTTAGTACAACTACAGTCATTATTTTTATTATTTTTTTCAAATACTGAGAAACATAAAGGAAGTATTCCTAATCCTGTCATTATTAAAGTATTAGTATCAATACCATTCTTCTCAGCATACAAACTTGCAGATAAAACTATCACACCACTGATGGTTCTCTTGCTACTCCACTTACCTTTTGTGTCTGTAAACAACTCTTTTACTGCTTTCAATAAATCTGTTATTGGTTTTACACCACCCTTAACTAGCATAGACCCTATCCATTGAGGAAGCACTATTTCTTCTTTTTGTATTTAGGAACTAAAGCATCAATCATAGTATCTAACCATCCAAACATTTTGTTATCTCTCTCTGTTGGAGTTAAGTTAGTAATGATTTTGATAAAAGCCATTGCACCTATCAATAATTCTAGCCAATTTTCTGTAATAAAATTCATAATATATATTTAAGTTAATTAATTAATATAACCAAATCACAGGATTTGATTTTTTGTTATCTATATCTGTATGTATAAAAGTATCTGCTATTCCAAATCTTTTAAATCCTACATATCCTAAAGCATCTATAATGATTGCTCTTTTCTTACTATCTGTACATTTAATATCTACTGCTAACCCTTTAATGTGTGATGATTTTGGATTCTTAATAGACTCAGGATGATTCTTGCATCTATATCCACTATTGATTACAAATGGTGTCTTTGCAAAATCTCTAGCCTCATCTAGCATTTCCATTAAATGTCTACTTACAACAGTTTCACCACATCCACACTTACAGGTGAACTCACTTTCTTTAAAGTATTTCAAAGGCATATTAAGCAGTAACCATTACAAACTCTACATCAATAGCTTCAGTAGCAGAACTTGACTGTCCTGATATTCCTTCAATATCTCTTAGAGTTACAATAGTAGAAGTTAAAGTACCATCATATCCTGCATCCATTAATAGTAAGCTACTTGCTGGTGCTACTTCAAACGCAACATAATCAGCCCCATTATAAGTTCTAAGGTACAATGTATTTACTGTATCTAAGTTTGTAATTCTAAAGTATTTGTAATCTGCTTTAACTACTTGACCTTGACCATCTACTGTTGATAATGCTAATATATCTGTCCAAGATATACTCTCTGCACCTTTACCTGCAATACTCATAACTCTTTGAGATACTTGCCCATTATCAGTGTAAGTCTTATTCATTGTATTACCATAATCTACCCCATTGAGAGAGTAAGATTCAGTTATTGTTACTATTAAGTTTGATGGTACTATTGTTGTTGCCATAATTTTTTATTTATTATTCTGTTATTAATTCATCAGGGTCTACATCTGTACCTTCAGCGTTCTTTGCATAACCTAAGAACGAATGTACACAATTTACAGGAAATAACTCGTGTATTCCAAAGTCATATTCTTCTGTAGTCATTAGGTCGTAAAATACTCCATCATAATAAATAGGAGGAGTTAATTCTTTACCATCTTTATCATAAGTTGCAGGTATCTCTACTATCTTACCAAGATACACGATTGCTTGTGTACCATTTCTGTAAACATCTTGAGTAACTCCTTCTTCAGTTATTACTTCATAAGTACCTTTAGCAAGTAAGTCAGCATCTCCTTGTGCTTTTGTTTCGTATTGTAATTTATTTATATTCATTTTATTATGTTGTTAATGTTGCTAATTCTGAGTCTGATAATGCTGTTTTAAATACTTGCAGTTGTTTTACTTTGCCGTAGAAATTATTACCACCACCTAATCTAAAATCTATTTCATTAAAAGTATCTGCGACATTTACTGCACCACTTGTTTCTGTTGCTACCTCTGTACCATTAACCCATAAAGAAAAGTCATTTACCTTCCATTTAAAGGCTATTTTGTTAAATGTAGTTGCATTAGAAAGAGTGTGTGCAAAGTTACACTGTGTTGTATTTCCAACATAGTACCTCGCTGTTAATCCATTTGAATTAGTATTATAATAAAATCTTATCATATTGTTTGTTCCTCCATCTGAAATAGTTATATACCTACCTGTTAAATCATCAGCAAGAGCAGCAATTTCTACAAACAAAACCCCTTGCTCACTATTAATCAAACTACCTATACCATCTCTTGAGAAGATGTCTTGATTTCTTGTAACTGTACCTCCTGATGTTGGAATGTATGATGTTGCGTAAGATGAACCACCTCCTGAACCATCATCCTCTACTTGTAATCCCCATAGAGCAAAATCAAGATTAGCATCTCCTCCTGCATAGTATTGAGTAGCTCCCCCTCTTGCTCCAATTAAAACTGCTCCTGATTGATTACTTGTTCCTGATATTTCAAATCTTTGCCAATCATTAGTCAATGTTACTATTTGCTTAGCAGTAGACCAATAAACTAAAACCTCTTGATTTAAACCTGTTAAAGATTTAGCATAAAAAGATATTTCACGAGTAACACCATTTGTCATAGATGAATTTAATGCTATTAGGCTATAATTAGCACCGTCATTAGTATCAACAATAGACATCTGAACCCTTGAGGCATTTTGCACACCTTCAGGTGAATCTGTATAATTGTCAGTTATAGTATATGTACCTGCCCCTCCGGTAAGTAAACTTAGATTACTAATAACTTCACTATAAGTAACCAAGTTTCTCCTCTCAGGCTCTGCTAATAAACTAGAAGTACCATCTGTATAATCTACTCTTGCTAGGTCGTTTTTAGTTGCTTCTTTTACTGATACGTTAGTTATAGAATAGGAAAAATCAGCACCTGAACTATAATCTCTTACTAATCCAATATCATCTCCATTAGATACAGGTGTAAGATAAACACTATATGTACCATTACCTGTAATATTAAAACTTGCATTGTTACTACTAAAAGTTGCTTGAATATTTCCACTTATCCAATTTGTAACAGTTATTTCTATTTTGTATTGTTTTGCTGAAAAAGAATTTATATCTTGTGTTATTCCACTATATGTATTACTCCCTGCATCTACAAAATTAACTATATTTTCACTTATAGTAGCCAATCCAAATGAACTCCATTCTGTATTAGGTGTAGGAAAATTACCATCAGTTACTTCCTCACTACCCAACAACTCAACAGTTTCAACTAAGCCACTAGGATTAACTCTAGTACCTGCTGATGCTCTAGTCATTGTTATTGGTTGAGGTACGAATCTTGTACCTGCTGTACTATAACCTAATAGATTATCTTCTTTTATTGCCCAATTATCATTACCTATTTGTAAACTTGGATTTGCCATTATTGTATTGTATATGTTAATGCACTAGCCATCTCTGCATAAGATTCATAAAAGTCAGTACCTGATTCTCCTGTTAGTTGTAATAGTTGCTCATCTGAGAGTGCTGTGGTATATACTTGTAGTTGTCTTACTTTTGCAAATAAGTTTAAAGTATCATTACCTAATGAAAATTTTAAAGTATT